TGAAGGACGCAGGCATTGACCCGTCGAAGCTATAACGCCCGATACGGCATGGGGCCGATGTCTAGCTGTGGCGGGGATTAGTCAGTGATTGGTACAGTTGACGGTACACCCCTCCGTCGGGCCTGGGAAAAAGTCTAATGAAATCAATGACTTACGATTTCGGGGTGGGTCGGATTCTGAGGCGTCAAGGCCGGTCAAACCCGCTTCGCAAATCTGGGACTCCGGGTACGGGTGGGTACGGGTGGCATATCGAGTTACACACTGAGGGCGTTTTGTGGCAGTAAGCACTTCAAAAAAAGCGGTTCGCAAAAAAGGGACTCCTGAGCTGACAGAAGAGCAGCAGGAAAAAGCGGCGGAGATAGCCAAGGCCATCGCTGTCGTAAAGGAACACAAGCGAACCCACCGACTAGACCACTTCACGCCCTACCCGTGGCAGAAAAAGTTCTACAAGGCCGGGAACGAGAACAAGCAGCGCCTGCTGATGGCGGCAAACCGAGTCGGCAAGACCGCATCAATGGCGGTAGAGGTCGCTTACCACCTAACCGGCGAGTACCCGGAGTGGTGGAACGGCATCCGCTTCAAAAAACCAACCTCGATCTGGTGTCTAGGGGTGTCTGGAGAGCAGCTCCGCGATGTTGTGGTGAAGGAGCTTTTTGGTACCTATCTAGGTGAAGGGAAATTCGACGGCAACGGCCTGATCCGGCAAGACCAGACCTATCAGGTCACACCGGCCATGGGCACACCGAGGCTGCCCAGAGATGTTGCGGTACGTCACGCCACCGGCAACACATCGCTCGTCAGCTTCAAGTCCTACACGCAGGGCCAGCATGTCTTGATGGGATCATCTCAGGACTTCATCTGGATCGACGAGGAACCAGTAGACCCAACGATCTACCCGCAGTGCCTGACACGAACCGCCACCGGCAACGGTGGTGAGGGCGGGTACGTCACGATGACATTCACGCCAGAGAACGGCGTAACCGAGCTGGTTGCCCAGTTTATGGACAACCGACAGCAGGGGCAGCACCTCGCAAATGCGACTTGGGACGATGCGAAGCACCTAAACAAAGAGACCAAGGAGCAGCTACTGGCTGCGATCCCGGAGTATCAGCGTGATATGCGCTCCAAGGGCATCCCGGTGCTTGGCGAGGGCATGGTATTCGCGCTCTCCGAGGAGGTTGTTAAGTGCGATCCCTTCGAGATACCGGCCCATTACAAAAAACTTGCCGCCATCGACTTTGGTATTACCCACCCCACCTGCGTGGTCTGGACGGCCTACAACCCAGACAACGACTGCATCTATGTGTACGACATTTACAAGAAAGAGGGCGAGATTCCGGCGGTACACGCCTCGGCCATCAAATCACGAGGGAAAACCATCCCGATGATTTACCCCCACGACGGCGACAGCACAGAAAAGGGGTCTGGCAAGACGCTGGCGGAGATGTATCTGGAGGCTGGGGTGCTGATGATCGGCAAGTTCACCAACCCAGACGGCACAAACTATGTGGAGCCGGGGCTGATGGAGATGCTGGAGCGGTTCCGCACCGGCAGGTTGCAGGTTTTCAGCAACCTATCCCCGTGGTTCGAGGAATTTAGGCGGTATCACCGCAAGAAGGGAAAAATTCACAAAGAGTTCGACGATTTGATGGACGCAACGCGCTACGCGGCCATATCGGTGACCAGATTTGGTCAAAACAACGCAGAGCAGCAGCAACTTGGTACAAAAGAAGGATACCTGAGCCATGAATATGACTATTGACGAGCAGGAGCTGCTCTCGACACTGGAGCGAAACATCGACGCAGCCGACACCTACGCCAACAGCGAGGTAGGCGACCAGCGCGACAAGGGCCACCGATACTATTACGGCGAACCCATGGGCAACGAGACCCGTGGCCGCTCGCAGCATGTGTCCCGGGACGTGTTCGACGCCGTTGAGGCCGTAAAGGCCATGATGCTGGAGACATTTAGCGCCGACAAGAACATCTGCCGCTTCGACCCTCAGTCTCCAGACGATGTGAACACTGCCCGGCTGGCTACGGCGTGGACTAACTACAACTTCTACCGCCAAAACAACGGCTACAAGATTCTTGCGGACGTTATCCACGACGCGCTGGTGGCAAAAACTGGGGTGGTGAAGCGGTATTGGAAGGCAGACTACCGCTACGAGTCCGAGGAGTTCGAGCAGTTCAGCGAGAACGAGTTCAACGTCATGATGTCAGCGCCCGACGTGGAGCTGATTGAGATGATGGAGGAGTCTATCGAGGTCGTGGACGAGCAGACCGGCACCGCCTACTCGCAGGTTGCGATCTCTGGCACCACCCGCCGCCGATTCGACACCTCTAAGGTCTGCGTCGAGACCGTGGAGCCTGAGGACTTCCTGATCAATCCACGCGCCAAGACCGTTCAGGACTCTGACTTCTGCTCGCACCGCATGGCGCGTACCCGGGGTGAGCTGCTGTCTGAGGGCTTCGACCCCGATGTGGTCGCCAAGCTCGACGAGGAGGACATGCTGAAGGAGGATGGCTCGATTGGCCGGGACTCCGTCGATAGCTTCCGCCACGACCGCTTCGGCTTGGATGACTCCCGGGACAGGGAGTATGTGACGCTGTACGAGAGCTACATCAAGCGCCACGATCCCGATATCAACGAGTGCGTTTACTACAAGTGCATCCACAGCCGCCGGGTGATGCTGGACATCGAGATGGTGGCCGAGATGCCGTTCCGCACCTTCACGCCCTTCCCGCTCCCGCACCGATTCTATGGCATGTCGCTGGCCGACCAGCTCTGTGATCTTCAGAAGACTATGTCGAGCCTGAAGCGCGGCGTGGTCGATCACCTGATGCTGACCACCACCAGCCGCTGGGTTGCGAACCTCAGCCTAGTGAAGAACCCACGCGATTTGCTCGACAACCGGGTAGGTGCCGTGGTGGACGTTATGTCGCCCAATCCGGAGTCTGTGGTACGGCCCCTGCCAACCCCGCAGCTCAACGGCAACGTCTATACGGCGATTGAGAACTTCGAGCAGGAGAAGGAGCAACGCTCTGGATCGAGCCGGATGTCTCGCGGCATGGACTCGACGGCGATCAGCAAGCAGAACTCTAGCGACCTGATCAACACCTTCATGAACGCCAGCAACCGGCGGATCATGGTCATGTGCAGGAACTTCGCTGAGAACTTCCTGAAGCCGTTGATGCAGGACTTGTACCGGCTGGGCGTTGAGTACGAGAACGAGACCGTGATGCTACAGCTCGATGGGTCGTTCCAGCCTGCTACGCCCTCCGCGCTTGGTGACCGCACCGAGATGACGGTGGCTGTTGCCTTGACCCCGGAGGAGCAGCAGGCAGAGGCCCAGAAGCTGCTGACTCTGGACACACAGTTCACGTCCAACCCAGCCGACCCGACTGTTGGCGGCCTCTACGGCCAGCAGCAGCGCCACGCCCTGCTGTCCCGGGCATTCGAGCTGCTGAACATCAAGGACGGGGCAGCGTTCCTGCAAGATCCGAACAGCCAAGAATTCCAGCAGATGATGCAGCAGCAACAGCAGATGCAGCAACAGCAGCAGCAAGAGCAGATGCAAATGCAGATGCATCAGGCTGAGTTCCAAGCTGACATGCAGTCTCGTCAGGTATCGGTTTTGGAGGGGCAGCTTGAACTGGACATTCTGAAAGAGCAGAACAGGACAGTCTTTGATCGTCAGAAGCAGGAGCACACCGAGGAGAATGCTGATTCTAAGCTGTTGATGGAGGCAGAGAAGATGAAGCACGACATGGCTATCCAAAAAGCCGAACTAGCACTGGAAACCGCACAAGGGAGGAACGTAAACATTGGCTGATCTATCAAGGTTCGATGACCTGCTTAACCGGGCGAAGGAGAAAAAGAAACCCAAGCCCGACATCAAGCAGGTGTACCAAGAGTTTGTGGCATACAGGGAGCAGGCGGCTGCCCCTGTGGCTGCGAAAAACCGGGAAAGTGAAAAACCCGAAAAACCCAAAAAACCAAAGCAACCCGAAGAGGACTTTTTGAAATGAGCGAAGTAGAGACGATGGAAATGCACGAACTCCAAGGCAAGGCAGACGCGGCCAGCGCGATGCTGAACTCGCAGGTGTTCAACGAGGCATTTGCAATGATGAATCAGGGGATTGTTGACCAGATTTTGCAGACACCAGCCGAGGCACCCGAGGAGCGCGAAAGGCTCTACGCGATGTTCAAGGCAGGCCAAATGTTCGTGCAGCAATTTGCTACATTAATCAACAACTTAGAGTTGCGTAAGCAACAGGATGGTGAGTAGAATGGCAGAAGCGAACATTGATCCGGCAGAGCAACCCTCCCAAGACTCTTCGGAACAAGACACAATTGATAGATTGACCACGCTGTTGGAGTCCGATCTGGACGAACCAGAGGTTGAGGAGCAATCCGATCAAGAGGCCGATGAGGCCGACATAGTGGAAGCAGAGTTCGAGGAAGCGCCCGACGAGGAAACCGAAGAGGCTGAGGAGGTCGATGAAGACCCAACCGATGAAGCCGAGGCGGAGGAATCAGAAGCTATGTTCGAGGTCGATGGCGAGAGCCTGAGCGCCGAAGAGCTAAAGCTGGGGTACCTAAGACAAAGCGACTACACAAAAAAGACGCAGGCGGTAGCTGAGCAGCGGAAGGCCTTTGAGGCCCAAACCGCAGAGGCCGAGGCGACCATGAATGCGTTGATGTCCGCCGCTGGCGCTGACATTTCGCGTTTTCAGAACGTGAACTGGGAGCAGGCAGCGATAGACAACCCTGAACAATACAAGCAGGCCAAGGCGGCCTATGAGCAGGCACAGTCCACCTACAACTTAATTAAGGCGCAGGCGGATCAGTTCCAGACTCAGCAACAGCAACAGACCGAGGCGGCGCAGAAAGAGGCCGCAAAAGAAAGTCTGACTGTCCTGAAGACCAATATCCCTAACTGGAATAACGATCTTTATTACAAGATCGGGGAATACGCTCAAGGTTTAGGTGTCAGCGGTGAGGAGTTCAATAAGGTCTCCGATCACCGATTGATTACCGCGCTGTGGAAGGCCATGCAGTTTGATCAGGCAAAACAGGTGACGGCTAAGAAAAAAGCGAAGTCATCACCTACTAAAACTTTGTCTGGCTCCAAAGCCGACTCGACAAAGGCCGTTCAGTCCGAAAGCGCCCGTAAGACACGGGAGCGATTGAGAAAGTCCGGCACTGTTGATGACGCAGCGGCAGCCCTCTTGAACAGGATGCAATAAAATGCCAACAGTAAGCGGCACTCTAAAAACTTTCGATCAGGTCGGTAAGCGTGAAGACGTAGAAGACATCATCTACGATATTTCGCCTACGGATACAGTGATGCTCTCCAGCATCGGCACCTCAACGGCTGGCGCAACGCTGCATCAGTGGTTGCAGGACTCCCTCGCCCCAGTGGCGGCGAATGCCAAAGTTGAAGGCGCGGACGCAGGCACGGCCTCTACCATCACACAGACCGTCAAGACTGCTAACACGCAGATCTTCGACAAGGTCGTGCAGGTATCTGGCACCGCCGAAGCGGTAGGCACCTATGGCCGTACAAGCGATCTGGCCTATGCAATTGCTAAGGCCGGTAAGGAAATCAAGCGCGACATAGAGCATTCGTTTGTTGGCGCTGGACAGGCAGGAACCGCTGGAAACGGCTCAACTGCACGTCAATTGACCTCCGCTGCCAACCAGATCAGCTCTGCCACCACCAACACCGCTGGCTCGAATCGAGCACTAACGGAGGCACTCGTCCTCGACGTGGCACAAAAGGTGTACGAAAAAGGCGGCGATGCCACTCAGATGCAGGTAACACCCTCGCACTCTGTGACGGTTGCAGGCTTCGCTACGGCTGCTGGACGCCAGCGAGACTTCGGCACCGGCACGACTGTAGTTCAAGCCGTGGACGTGTTGATTACCCCGTTCGGCCAGCTTTCGGTCACTCCGAATAGGCTTCTGGACGCCAACACGGTTCTTATTCTCGACACCGAGTATTGGTCACGCGCAGTATTGCGACCTATGCAAACTGTTGTACTTGCCCGTACAGGCGACTCTGATAAGAGACAAATGCTCACCGAACTCACGCTCGTCTGCGAGCATGACGAGGCGAGCGGCAAGATCGACGCACTGACCGCGTAAAGTTTGCTCATCCCTCCCCTGAGCAACGGCGGCCCCTTCGGGGGTCGCCACCCTTTTCTTTTGAGGTGGAAGAATGTCTGAATTGAAATCCCACATTGTTCACGACGAGATTGAGGACAAGCTGCATGTGGCCCACACGCAGGATATTGCCCCCGTCATCGCGGACAACATCGCCCGATCTAACGAGATCGACAAGCACGCCAAGTACGGCGAAATAGAGCGCGTGGCATCTATACCTATGGTTGTAGTAGTCCAGTGGATGCAGGAGGGGATCAACGTCATGAACCCCACCTACGAGGATCAGAAGAAGATCAAGCAGCGCCTGAACAGCCCGGAGTATGCGTACCTAAGAACCCGAGGCGGTAGACTATGAGCCTATCCACATACGACGGCCTGAAGGTCTCGGTAGCCGATTGGCTGAACCGGGAAGACCTGACCAGCGTCATACCAGATTTTATCGAGCTTGCGGAAAACCGTATCTTCCACGAGCTTCGGGCACCAATTAATGAGAAGACAGCAGACCTGACCCTAGGATCTGATGGCTACGCCACTATCCCCTCCGACTATCTGGAGGTAAAGGATCTGTTCTGGAACTACAACCCGCTGTCCCGGGTATCGCTCACCCAGATACATAGCTATGTCGAGCGCACTGGCGTGGCACCAGAGGTCTTTGCAAGAGAGCAGTCAAAGCTGCTTGTCTACCCCAACCCGACACAGGTTGCAGGCGACACGCTGCGAATCATTTACTACTTCACACCGGACAACCTGTCGGCATCCTCCAGCACTAACTCCATATTCCAGACCGCCCCGGAGCTGTATCTGTACGGCACGCTGGTCGAGGCCGCCAACTACTTAGGCAGCGACGGCTCCCGCTGGGAGGGCGCGTACCAGATGGCGATGGGCAGGGCTTTGCAGCACGCCAAGACCAGCGAGTACGCCGGGGCATCTTCACAGGTTCAATCAGGATACTAGGCTATGGCTTCATTTTTTGAGCACATCGGAACCGACGTACAAGATGTGGCCGAGGCAGATGCTCTAGCGGCGCAGGCGGCGGCGGAGTTAGCTCAGGCTGCGGCTGAGACTGCAAAAACAAGCGCAGAGTCTTCTGCGGCTAACGCAGCGACATCTGCAACGAACGCGGCGACCTCCGAGAGCAACGCGGCAGCGTCCGCGACATCGATTCAAAATCTGAACACAGCAACCGGCGCAGCGGGAAGCGCCGTATCGTTTGATGGCTCCACCAACACGATCACCGTGCCTCGCGGAGACACAGGCGCAACCGGCCCTCAAGGCGCTACGGGCGCACAAGGCCCAGCCGGTAACGATGGAGCAGACGGGGCAGACGGTGCGACGGGCGCTACGGGTGCCACCGGCCCTCAAGGCGCTACGGGAGCACAAGGCCCAGCAGGCAACGACGGATCTGACGGTGCGACAGGAGCAACTGGCCCACAGGGGGCAACTGGCCCACAGGGAGCAACCGGCGCTACAGGTGCCACTGGCCCTCAAGGCGCAACCGGCCCTCAAGGCGCTACTGGCGCGGCTGGGGCAGACGGAGCAGACGGCACGACATTCGACACCAATGTCCTGACCGTTGACGGTACAAACAACCGCATCGGCGTCAACGACACAACGCCATCCGTCAGCCTAGATGCAGGCGCAAACACCGACGCACTGCATGTCCCTGTTGGCACCACCGCCCAGCGCCCCACTGGCGCAGCGGGACGTTTCCGCTACAACAGCAGCTTGGCTCAATTTGAGGGCTACACGGATGCGTGGGGCGCGATCGGTGGCGGCGGCGGCACGAACACATTCACGGCTGACAGCTTCACCGGCAATGGATCGACTACGGCCTATGCTCTGAGTCAGACGGTGTCCAGCGAGGATAACCTTTTGGTGTTCATCGAGGGCATCTTCCAGCAGCAGGACGCCTTCAGCATCGCCACATCTGGCGGCACCACGACGCTGACATTCAGCGCCGCGCCAGCCAACGGCAATAGCATCCTGATCTATTCGGTTGCGGCTGCGGTCAGCGGATCGAACCTAAACATCGACAGCATGACCGGCGACGGATCGGACACCACGCTGGCGCTGTCTATCGCGCCAGTGAACGAGAACAATACGCAGGTTTTCGTGGACGGCGTCTATCAATCGAAGGCTAACTACTCGATCTCCGGCACCACGCTGACCTTCTCAACTGCCCCGCCATCGGGCGCTGCGGTTGAAGTGATGACGATGACGCAGACTGAGATTAACGTGCCTGTTGATGGGACGATAACGTCTGCAAAGCTGTCTGGTGATCTTGTGACCCCCGGTGCTTTGGACGTGACCGGCACAGTGACTGCTGATGGTTTGACTGTCAATTCTGGAACTGCAAACACAGTTGCTACATTTCAATCAACAGACAGCACAGTAGTAGTGCCTTTTGTTGATAGCGTTGGCTCTACTCAAATTAGAAGTATTGATGGCGCATTTGCTATTAGAACAGGTGGAGATGGTGGAGCTACCACTAATACGACAGAAGGCCTCCGCATCACCAGCGATGGCTCGCTGCTGGCGGGAACACAGGTGGCTCACTTAACTAATTCTACATTCAGCGGATACACGCAATTTGCTGGTGGGCATTCTATACAAAAGCGCAGTGGCGGTATCGTCGCCTACTTTGACCGGCTCACTGATGATGGGACGATCATGCAGTTCCGTCATCAGGGTGCGCCTATAGGCGGCATTGCTACTATTAGCGATGATTTAACTATTTTTTCAAGCACTGCTAGTCATGTAGGTTTACGGTTTGGCAACACAAGACTTCAACCTACAGATAACGCAGGGGCAACCACAGACGGTGTTTCTGATTTGGGTTTCAGTAACTCAAGATTCAAAGAAGGCTTCTTCTCTTCCGACTTAAACATCATCAACCCGTCAGAAGACGAGAGAGGATTGAGCATAACTGATCAGCAGGATGGAGGTCAGAACCTCAAATTCTTGTACAACGCCAGCAGCAATGTTGGTCGAGTTATCAACGACAATGTAGATCAGCTTAGATTTGACGGCGCTGAAGGCGCGATGATAAACACGCCCTCATTTTCTGCTGTCACTTCTGCCGATGTAACGACTGCAACTGGAGCCAACAAGATACTTTTCCCCGTTCAATTAACAGACACGGCTGGAGGAAATTACTCTACCGCAACTTCAGCATTCACTGCGCCACATGACGGAACTTATTTTTTCTCAACAAGTATCACTTTTGAAGGTGGAAACGGTGTAGATGACACGATGTACGTTACCTATTACGTCAACGACGCCTCCAGTTCATATCGACAATTCCAAGATAACTGGAAAGCACGTTCTGGCTCTGGCGTAGAAGGTCACAGCACTTATTCGACTGTAATTTCGCTATCTGAAGGCGATTACGTCACGGTTGTTTATTCGGGAACAGCCGCCGGCATTAAAATCAGAGGAACGTATTCAAAGTTTTGCGGTTTCGCAGTTTCACTTACATAGGACAACACCATGTCACGCACACTTACAGTCACACTAACCGACGCTGAATTTGACGCCCTCGAAACCGTCGCCATCTCCGCGCAAACTTGGGCGCAAGAAGTGACCGCAACACGGGCAAACAAGGCTATCAAGTCAATCGTAGGCGCGTATACAGAGCGGGCGTTGGACGAGGATGTCGCAATCCCCTCTACCCGTGACGCTATTGTTGCTGACGCCCTTGCTCGCGGGTGGGTGGAAACCGCAGCAGCGGTTACTGCGGCAGCAGAAGCACAGTCTGAGGAGTAACACATGGCACTTACTAAGGTCTCCAGAGGACTGCTGAACACGAGCATTGTGGACAACGGCAACGACACGGCTATAACTATTGATAGTAGTCAAAATGTGACGGTGGGCAAGACCTCTTTAGCAATAGCAAATGAAGGTATTGTTTTTGAAAAAGGTGGTGCCGCAGAGTTTACAACAGACGCTGCACGAGTGATGCGTCTTAATCGCACCTCTGATGACGGCAGTGTTCTTGAGATTAACCAAGACGGTACAACCGTAGGTAAATTCCAAAGCCGTTCAGGATTGGTTTCTACAATTATTCTTGACCCCAGAACTAACGGAGCAGGTTTAACTGGCTCAACTAACGGACTAGTACCTGTCGATCAAACAGGTTCTGGAACAAATAATGTTGAGCTAGGTTCCACTAGTTCACGCTTCAATACCCTTTATCTAGGTAACGACATTGCACACCTAGACACTGCCGGAAATGCACGCTTGCTGTATGACAGAAGCTCAAACCTGCTTGGTAACGCTGGGACAAACTTGTACGGCGCAGGAATATATCTAGGCGGCACAGCAGCAACCAACTATTTGGATGACTATGAAGAAGGGACGTGGAATCCTACAGCGGGAGTTAGTTTAGCTGTAAATTATGCCAACTACATAAAAATTGGTGGCTTGGTATATATAAACGTAGACCTTTTAGTATCTTCTGGCTCAACTAGCGGATCTTCGTTTCAGATCAGTTTACCCTTTAATTCGATAACTACTTATCAAGCCGGTGCTTTCAGTTATCAGACAACCGGATTCCCTGATGCCACTGTCAACATCACAACCGTCATTGGATTTAGAACTACCCAGTCGGGATCTAATATGACTTTTGCTCAGGCTCAAGGTAAACGCCTTATCTTCAGCGCAACCTATAAAACAACAGCATAACCCTAGGGAGAACACACAATGGCTTTAACCAAAGTTCCAGCTGAGCTGTCAAGCACTCCCGGGATCGTTGATGGCTCCAACGGCACGGCTATCACGATTGATCAGAATCAAAATGTGATGGTGGGGACTACTGATACCGCACCCGGCGCTGGTGACACAAACGAAGGGTTTTCTATTAACTCATCACGAGTATTTGTGTCCAGAGCATCAGATTATTCTTTGAGCCTAAACAGAACTACTGATAACGGCCCTATCGCTATATTCCGCAAAGACGGCTCAACCATAGGTAGTATTGGTGTTGAGTCAGGTGATAATTTTATTATTGAAGCTAGTGCAACAGACCATGCTGGGTTGCTTTTATGGGGTTCTGGCGGGTCTGGACGTGTTACTTCTAGACTTAATGGTTCAGAAGCTAACGGTACTGTTGATTTAGGCAGAGGTGTTAGTAGATGGAAAGACCTCTACCTGTCAGGCGGTGTATACCTAGGCGGCACAGGAGCAGCCAACAAGCTGGATGAATATGAGGAAACAACGTGGACACCAACGCAGTCTGGAGTAACTCTCTCAGTAAGCATAGCAAGCGCCATCAGAGTTGGTAATTTAGTAACACTAGCCTGCCGCCTTTCCTTCCCTGCCAACACAGACAGCAGCAACGTCGCTATAGGTGGACTACCATTTACGTACGACAGTAATTGGCAAAGTGCTGGTGCTGTGATGACTAATTTTGTAGATCTACCCCCTAGCTACACTCAGTTAAATTACTTTCTAGGTGGCTCCACAATTCAACTTTATGCGGGCGGGGACGATGTCGGTTGGTCTCCTCTTGCAAATAGGGATTTGTCAGGTGGCCAAATTATTTTCAATGTTACTTACCAAACAAACGCATAACCCCAGTGGATTCTAGGGTCAGACAGTCCAGCCAAAGGAGATAAAAATGGCACTTTCAGAAGCAACAGTAGAAGACAAAATTGAAGTAGTAGACTGCGGAGGCTGGAAAGTTATCCAAGTTCGCACAGCTACAGTAATCAGCAGAGACGGTGAAGAGATCAGCAGATCATTCCATCGCCACGTTGTATCACCAGCAGACGATTGGTCAGGTGAAAGCACAGAGGTTCAAGCCATGTGCAACACCTTCCACACAGCAGACGCTATAGCGGCTTATGAAGCCGCACAGACGGAGACACTATAATGGATACATCGTCTATAAGCCTTTGATTTAGAAACAACTTTCAGTAGAATCGACAACATCTACCCTGCTACACCGCCGTCCGGCGACAGCACACAACCCTCTTGGAGCCTTATGGACTTTCGATACTTTAACATCGAAGACTTTGCGTGCAGTGAGACCGGCGAGAACGAGATCCGATACGACTTCGTGTCTGCTCTGGATGACCTGCGCGGAGTGTGCGGCTTCCCGTTCATCATCACATCGGGTTACCGCTCGCCTGCTCACAGCGCCGAGGCCCGGAAGGCAAGGCCCGGGCAGCACACGCTGGGGATAGCGGCGGACATCAAGGTCACAGGCGGGGCGCAGCGGCACGCGATTGTCAGCAACGCCATCAAGCTGGGGTTCAAGGGCATCGGTGTGGCGAAGACGTTTGTTCACGTCGATAGGCGCGAAACAGACCCGATGCTATGGCAATACTCCTAGTGGATGTTGAACAACGCCTAACGCGCTTCGAGGAGAAGCTCGACACTATCAATGACGCACTGGTCTCGCTGGCCCGTATAGAGGAGCGTGTTACGACCATCCTCAAGCACAACGACAGGATTCACGAGCAGGTGCAGCAGCTAGACAGCCGACTTGATGAGCTTGAGTCACAGAATGCGGTGCAGGAGTTCACGCTTGGTCGGGGAGAGAGATTGTTCTGGATCGGCATGACGGTTTTTGCCGGTCTTTTAGCCAGCGGAGTGGCCGTATGAAATTGCTAGGCGAATTGATCGGGCCGGTTACAGGACTGATCTCTGAGTTTGTTGAGGACAAGGACAAGTCTAAGGCGCTGGCGCACGAGATCGCCACCATGGCCGAGAAGCACGCCAACGACATAGCCAAGGCTCAGATAGAGGTTAACAAGGTCGAGGCGGCAAGCTCCAGCTTGTGGGTCAGCGGATGGAGACCGGCGGTTGGCTGGGTCTGCGTGATGGGCATGGCAGGTAACTTCATGGTCATACCCTTCGCCAATTTTGTACTGGCGCTGCTAGACATCGACGTGAGCATTCCGCTTGTCCCGCTCGACACCATGATGCCTGTACTTATGGGCATGTTGGGGCTTGGCGCGATGCGCTCGTTTGAAAAGACAAAAGGAGTAAGCCGCTAATGGCATTGGAATCCAGCACATACATCAACGGCTTGGTGGTGACTAACCCCACCAGCTCGGACAACATCAGCGACGGCGACAACCACATCCGCCTGCTGAAGAGCACAATCAAGGCCACGTTCCCGAACGTCACTGGCGCAGTCAGCGGTACGCACACCGCCATCAACAGCGCGGTGACCGAAGCCAACGCCGCGACAAACGCAAACACCGCAAGCAAGATCGTCAAGCGCGACGGCTCTGGCAACTTCAGCGCCGGTACGATCACAGCCGCGTTGAGCGGAAACGCATCCACGGCATCGACGCTCCAGACCGCCAGAACCATTGGCGGCGTCAGCTTCAACGGCAGCGCAAACATCAACCTGCCCGGCGTTAACACCACCGGCAGTCAGAACACTACCGGCAGAGCGAACACCGCATTACATTGGGCTACAGCCAGAACGATCACCTTGAGCGGGGATCTTAGCGGCAGCGTGAGTATCCGAGGAGACGCGAACGTCACTCTGACCGCCGCTGTTGCCAACAACAGCCACACCCACACGATTGCCAATGTTGGAGGCCTGCAAGCCGCCTTAGATGGCAAACTAAGCACATCTGGCAACGCGGCTTCAGCATCCACGGCCACCACGGCATCAACCGCAGGCAGATGGACAACAGCAAGAACCATCACTCTATTGGGAGACCTCTCTGGGAGCGCCTCGATAAGAGGTGATGCTAACGTCACGATAACCGCCGCTGTTGCCAACGACAGCCACACCCACGACAGCAGGTACTACACCGAATCGGAAGTGAACAACCTACTGGCTGGCAAGCTGTCAACGAGCGGCACGGCGGCAAACAGTCAAAAGGTTGACGGCTTCAGCATCAGCACCGCCTCCTCTGGCAGTGACGCAAACACGATCTACTTTAGGACTTAACATGCCGATTGCTGTAGGCGGGAACAACATCACAGACATTCGTATTGGCAGCACGCTGATCAACAGCGTATATGTCGGTAGCCAGCTTGTTTGGTCACGGATGAGTCTTACCGTTTCGGCATTGATTGGAAACCTACTCGGTACAAATCAAGTCATTATGCTAAACGCTCTTAACTACAACCCTTCTGGGACTGCCACAGCAAAGGCTAGAATTCGCACAGTCCCTGCCACAAACGTAACTTGGACTTTTAGTCAGGATTCAGGCGCTACAGCTACAACACAGGCATTTGGAACTACTTGTGACGTGTCGGTGAGCCGACTCGCTAGTGAGGGAGTGGGAACAACGACTTCGGTCGTTACGGCTAGAGCTTTTGTCAACGGCTCTCAAGTCGCGGCTAAACAGGTGACATTGAAGGCGCAGCAGGACTACATCTGATGCCTTATATACCTTTACGAAAAATCGGCGCAGGCGGTATCGTCACAGATCAAGATCCATACGATCTGGAACTCACGCAGTTTCCTGATGGCAACAATGTCACGTTCCACAGCGGGCGCATCGGCAAGGCGCTAGGGCACAGCGTGCGCGAGTCGCTGAGTTTCTCCCCCACCGGAGTGCAGGGATGGCTGTACGGTGGAAACAACACGTTGGTCATTGGAAGCCTCAACAAGCTGTATAGGTTTGATGGGACAACCGTGACCAATGTGACCAAGACATCAGATTCAACCAATTACTCCAACTCACCCCGCTGGCAGGGGGCGCAGCTTGGCACGGCGATGATGATGAACAACGGCTCCGAGGCACCGCAGTACATGCTGCCCTCCGGCACTAGATTTGCCGATCTACCCTCGTGGCCCAGCAACTTGGTCACGCAGTGCCTGAAGCCATTCAACAGCTTCTTGGTCATGACAGGATACGAACTGGGAGCCAGCAAGAGGCCATTCACCGTCCGCTGGTCTGATGAGTACGATCCCTCCGGCATCCCCGGCTCGTATGACATCACCAGCACAACCAACTTATCAGGTGAGACAACTCTGGGCGGCTCTAACGGCGAGTTGGTCGATCAACTGACGCTGAACAACTCCAACATCATATACGCAGAGCGCGGCGTGTTCGCCATGGACTTCATCGGCTTCCCGCTCGTGTTCTCATTCAGGGACGTGTTCAACGACGATGGAATCATCAACCGGGGAGCTGTGGCTTCAATCCCCAACGGCCATGTGGTCGTGGGTCAGAACGACATCTACTTGCACGATGGGTCGCAGAAACGCAGCATCGTAGACAACAAGGTAAGGCGCACGTTCTTCAACGACCTATCCGACACGCGCTCTGTCTTCTGCCAAGCCATACCCGACACCACCGAGGTGTACATTTGCTACGCAGACCAAGACGCCGCCGACTCGCAGTCGGCCAATCGCGCACTGATATACAACTGGACGCAGGACGCCTTCACGTTCATCGACCTACCTAACGTCAGGGATTTAACCGTCGCTGATCGCATGGACACGTCGGGAAACTACACCAACTCGACGGCAACTTGGAACGAGTCCAGCGACTACTGGTCAAACGTCTCGCTCGGCACGCAGGCCAACAACATCAAGGTGTTTGGTGCCGACTCTGTTGGCGACAAGATCCGGCTAATGAACGACACCAACGGGCTATCTGGCAGCGTCATGCCTGCGTACTTAGAGGCAACCAAGATTGATCTGGATCAGGTGCTGGGTCAGTCAACGCGCAACATCAAGCAACTCAACGGAATCATGCCCCAGATCGAGGGCACTGGCACCGTGCGCGTTCAGGTCGGCATCTCCGATGCGCCGCAGGACGGCATACGCTGGCAGGTCGATAAGACCTTCAACGTCGAGTCAGACCACAAGATCGACTTCCGCACATCTGGCAGGTACTTCGCGCTGCGAATCGAGTCAACCTCAGCGTCCGACTACTGGCGTCTGACCGGCCTCGATATCGACGTGCAGGAGGTTGCAGGCCGATGAGCTATATACCATCAAGCACATCGGCAGATAGCGCGGTGGGCCTGCGAAGCTGGCTGGTGCAGGAGCTAAACAGAATCGCCAACGGATTCACTGTTGCCGGTCAAACGACAACACTGCCGGTGCTTACCGTGGAGCCATCGAAGCCAGAGACGGGGCAGGTGGTGTTCGCGGACGGGACGGCTTGGAACCCCGGCTCTGGCAGGGGACTTTATTATTACGACACAAATGCTTGGACGCACATTGCATAGGAAAAGATCATGATATTTAGTTTTGGCGGAAGCAAATCAAAGAGCAGCTCGAATAGCGCCTCAAACACATACGTTGATCCTACACAGCAGCCGTTTCTGCAAGATCTTCGTAGACAAGCACAGAACCTTAATTCTGGCGGCATGCCTGTTGAGGGCGTTGCGGGCATTAATCCCAACCTTGCAGGCGCACTGCAAAACCAGTACATGGGCGGCAACATGCAGGCCGGTGCTGGCGCGGGTCTCATGGGTTCTGGCTCTGCTCTGGCTGGGGGGTCTGGCTCCGCGTTGAATTTCAGTAACGCGGCGATGATGGGAGGGCCAGCCGGAGGTGTGCGTGCTGCCTTTGGCGCAGGCAACCGATACGCTGGAGGCGTTTCAGGTTTCGGCCCAGCGCAAGGATCTGGCGTCAACTCTGGCATGGCAAACGAGATGGCTGGGAACGCGGCGACAATGAACCCAGCGGCGATGGGCAGCGCATCAATGAACGCGGCTGGCATGAACGCCGCCACCAACGCAGGCTTCAACCAGAACAATTTGAGCAACTACATCAACAATGATGTGCTACAGGGCCAAATCAATGCAGCTACCCGCGACATCACCCGAAACCTAAACGAGAACGAACTGCTTGCAAATCGTTCTATGAGAGCAGGCTCGGGCGGCAGCGGTAACAGCCGTGGCGCGATTATGGACGCTATCGCCACTGGTCGCGCTAATGATCGCTCCGTTGACGTTTCATCTGCCATGCGAGGCAACGCCTTAAATCAAGCCTTGGGTATCGAAGCAAACAGAGCAAATCAAAACGCCGCATTTCAGCAGGCAGCGAATCAAGCAAACGCAGGCTTCCAACAGGGCGCGAACCAAGCTAACGCCAACTTCATGCAGGATTCTATGCGTACCAACGCTGGTTTCGCGCAAGGCGCGAACCAGTACAACGCGGGGGCGCAGAATGCGCTTCTCAGCCAAGGTTACGGCATAGGTGCATCGCAGCTTGAGTCAAACCTAGGTCGGCAGCAGCAAGCCGGGCAGTTCAACGCGGGCGCTTTTAATCAAGCGCGACAGTTTGGTACAGGCGTAGGTCAGAACGCATTCAACACCAACCAGCAGAATCAACAGTTTGGGGCCAGCTTAGCTGCGCGACTTGGTGCTCAAGGTGTCAGCGACATGCGAACTGGTGCCAGTATGTACAACACCGGCGTGGGTCAACAACTCGCTAGTGGTCAGTATGGCAGGGACTTTGAGCAGCAGCTCCTCAACCAGCAGTTCCGTCAAGGCATGGCACCGTTCAACGCTCTGAACTTCTACAACCAGATTGTTGGAGCGCCTAACAATCTTTCGTCAGCCACCAGTAGCAGCAAGGGCAAGAGCGCAAGCGCGAGCTTTGGGTTCGGTTAAGGAGTAACCAATAGATGGGAATCATGGATTTTTTGAGAAGAAGCCGCGGCGCTTTGGATGACGATGGTCGCTCTGACGATTACTTCAGCCCTGAAAACGTCGAGGCTCGTAACCAAGCGTCTGGCCTAACAAACACCGCGCCGTTTGTTCCTACTAACCCGGTGGAGGCTAGGCTCGCGCAGCGCACTATGAATGAGGTCGTTCCTCCTCGGCCAGCGGGTATGTTGCCTCCAGAGATGGGTATCGGAGCACCCGTTGCAACACCTGCTGAATATGGTCAGTACATCAGCCCAAGACAGGCGTTCCGCAATCAAAGACAAGAGGCTTATGCTGAACGTATGCGGTACCAGCAGGCAGAGCTAGACCGCAAGTTGAGCAACCCGTTCTTTAAGGTCACAGACCTGATAGCTGATATTGGGCGCAACACTATCGGCCTGCCCTTCAACATGGTCACTGGCAATCAAGCGTTCACCTACGACCCAGACAACGACGCCCGGACGGCTACACGCCGCAGGTTAACGACACTCGAAGACCTCCAGTTCGCCAACAACAACATGTACATGGACAGCTTGGAAGCGCGTGGCGTGGCAATGGAAGACGCTACTAATGCGCGTATGCAAACAGAAATTAACGCAAGAACAGCCGATATACAGGGAGGATTATTTAACAAGGTCGATACGGGCAAGTTTACTCCTGAGTCTCAAGACGAATATCAAGCCCATTATCTCCGTACTGGGGAAAAGAAACGGTCATTGTTAAAAAGAAACCCGACTACAAGAATCAAACAAGATATCAACGGCAGGCTGATGGAGGTTCGTACAAACGATGACGGATCAGAAACCGTGATCAGATATTTAGATGACATGGGCGACATGCTGACTAATAGAGCATCTATTAACGACTTCGACTCTTGGCAAACTGCTAAGGACAAGTGGCTTACCGTCGCCGACAGCAGCATAACGGCGATGGCTTCTCGTCAGAGAAAGACAGATACCGTAAACAATGCCATCGAAAAAGCTATGGAAATTATTGACGGTGCCGCCGGTTTTGCTGGTCTCTGGAAAGATTTGCCTGCATCAGACGCCAACGCATTGAGAGGATACCTAAACACCATCATGGCAAACATCGGTTTCCAAGAGCTGAGAGACATGAAGGCTTCAGGAGCTACCTTGGGGCAAATCGCTGTTGCGGAATTAGGGTTTTTGCAATCCATCATGGGTGATTTGAATCAAAACCAAGCGGTAGATGTGCTGCGAAACAACTTGATTGATGTTCGCAACAACTATGCAGCAGCAGACGCTTCTTTCGTTGAGCAGATGAACAAAAACATAGAAATGTTTGGCACCCGTCAGTCGCCAAGAACTAACCCGTTTGCAGGCGGTGGCAACTCGCCTACGCCAGCCGCAACTCCTCCAGCGGCTAACAACGATCCCAACTTGAACATATTGGACGATTAGATATGTCTACCTACCAGACGCCTCGCGGTGTTGTTGAGTTTTCAGGTAGGGCTTTCAAAGCCCTAGAGCCTCAACAACAAGAAAACCTAAAAGCCTTGTGGAATTCAGGGGCCGACTTTGACCACAACTTTCTGTTAAGCCAGCCGAAGGATAAGCAGGCAAATCTTTTTGCTGTGCTGAACGACAGACAAAGAGGCCGGGACACCTCCATAGACGTTGAGGCTCAGAGGCCACAAGCAGAGGCGTTTGGCCCAGTAGTTGGTACAGCAGATGCTTTCCTCCAAGGAATATCGGCTGGCACCGCCGATGAAGGAATAGCTGGATTGGCTTCTCTTATTGGCCCGGGGAGCTATGACGATTACTTCGATTATCAGACTCAAGCGCGTCAAGGCTTTGCTAACGATAACGGAGGTTTGGCTCTAGGCGGTGAGGTAGTTGGCGGTATGTTGGGGCTGGGAAAACTTACCGGCGCTGCACTGGCAAAGACTGCGGGTCAGTCCGCGCTTAGACGTGGAGGAGCTGCGGCTGGCGTAGGCGCTGGCGAGGGCGCGCTTTACGGTTTTGCCACGGGCGATGGTCTCGAAAACAGATTAGAGCAGGCGGGAACAGACGCTGCTATCGGTGCCGTGGCTGGATCTATTGGCGGCAAGATCATTGAGGCCGCTGTCGGTGTCGGTGGCGCTGTGGTTAAGGGCATTCTGAGGAAGGTAAACGACACGCCAGCAAAAGAAGTCGAGCGGCTAGTTGTCCGAGCGGCAGAGGCTGAAGGCATTGACGCCAACGAGGCTATCAAGATTCTGAAAGAGCTTGGCCCGGAAGCAACCTTCATGGATCTGGGCGCTAACTTCCGCATGCTTGCCAGAGACGTTAAGTCCAAGGTAGGCACCGGCAAGACTTTACTGCCCGAGTTCCTAGACACTCGACAGCGTGGCGTTCTGGAAGAAGGCGCTACCAAGGCTACCAACAGTCAGCAGTCTCGATTGTTAGACGCGGCGGTTGAGAGCGCAGGCGAGGACGGCCAGAACCTCAGAAGGTCAATGGAAGAGGTGCAGGCCGAGATGAAGGCCGTGGCAGATCCCATCTACGATGCCGCCTACCGCACCCCGTTCGAGATGAACCCAGAGATTAAGCGATTACTGGACAAGCCTGCCGCCAGAACTGCTTACGAGGCCGCTAAGACACGGATTGAAAACAAGCCGGAGAACATCAGCCTATCACCTGTTCGACGTTTAGATGAAACGATAAGAGCCTTGCAAGACGAAGCGGATGGATTGTTTAGAGACAACAGAGGCGGCGAGGCAGGCGATATCAAGGATCTGATGATAGCCCTACGGGCGCAGCTCGATGAGGGTGTGCCGGACTTGCAGACTGCGAGACAAATTTGGCGCGATGGGTCGGCTGTCCAGCGGGCCGGAGAAAAAGGTCGGGGTTTGCTGCAACAGGGTGTTGATCCTGAAGACCTAGCCGATGACGTTGCTGACATGAGCGCAGCGGAGCTGGATATGTTCCGCCGTGGCGGCATGAAAGCGGTTGAGCGCAGGTTGGCTGACACCGCAGACAATCGAGACGCTGGCGCTTTGCTGTCAAACAGAGAAACGATGCGCGAGAAGCTAGGCATGTTGTTTGATGATCCAGAACCTTTCCAGCGCCAACTAGACGCCGAGCGGGCCTTCACAGAGACCAAGCGCGTTGTAAGTGGCGGCAGTATCACCAACGAGGCAGGACAGGTTCAGCAAGATTTTGGTGTGGAGGGTGTCTTGAACGCCGCTTCAGCTATGCGCGGAACAAAACCAGATATGGCTATCAGGGTCATAGAGTATTTGATCGGTGAAGGCCGCATGTCAGATCAGGCTGCTACAGAAATAGCGCAGCTCATGGTCAAGCGAGGCATGAGCGATAAAGAGGTACGAGAGCTGCTAAACGACGCAGCGTTCAAGAGAGCAGCCGGTGACCTATACCCGCAGTTCTCCAAGGCAATGAAAGACGCATTCAAGGGCACCGCAACCGCTGGCGCACTGGCAATATCAGGAGACTAAGATGCCCGGACTGTTAGACAGCATAAAAAACTTTGCCACCAAGCAGCGGTTTGGTTTTGGTAATACAGCAGACACGACGCAGATGCTGAATGATCTGGACAACAAGTACGGCACTGATGTGATGAGCTTCATGCAGAAGGCAGGAACGCCTCCGCCTATCGTACCAACCGGCATGGTGGACAGCTCTCAGCTTCTAAGACAAACAAACGCAGCAGCGGGTTTTAATGATGCCTCGCAAGGGCTGAACGGCTCGATGCCCTCACTGGCTACACCGATGGTAGAGAACCAGTTTGGCATGCTAGACCCCAGAAGTGGCACGGGTGAAGGCGGTTTGGATGAAGAAGAGCAGTACAAACTGCAACAACTGCAAGAGCTGCAACAAGGCTACAACCAACTGCCTGTGCAGCCGGGGCAGCCAACATCGCCGTTTGGTTTTGGATTTGGTCAAGGGCAGAACTGATCTATGTCCAAAGGAAAAGCAAATACTTTTATAAGCCTTATTGGCAAGATTATTGGAAGCGACACCCCGCTACCCGGCGCTCCGGGCAGGGCAAACATTCCGGGGCAAGGCGAGACTATTATCGGTCAAAACCCTGCCATCATGCGAAGCGCCGAGGAGTACGCGGAACGCTCCGGCATACCGTTGCGTAACCCTACCGAGTATAAAAGGATAGACCGTCCCTTTGCCGAGATGACTGCGGACTACTATGACCGTATGCCACACAACCCCAACGACTACCGAACCAAGCAGGCATACGACGCGCTTGGGAGAGAGACAGAGGCTCAGTTCGAGCAGATGCTGCGAGACGGTGTGAAGCCGTACCTGTTTTCTGACAAAGATCCGTACCCGAATTCTCCTTATCAAGCGCTGCAAGACATCTACGAGAACCAACGCCTCGGTGTCTTCAGCACACGAGCGGGTTTTGGCAGCGATGATAGCTTCGATCCTACTGGTAACCCGATGCTGCAAGAGATGGATTACCAGATCGATGGTCAGCCCATCTTTTTGAATGACGCATTCCGAGCAGTCCACGACTACTACGGCCACGGGAAGCACGGTTTTGGATTCCGAGCCGGTGGTGAGGAGAACGCATTCCAAGCGCACAGCGGAATGTTTAGCGACTTGGCAAGACAAGCCGCAGCGTCTGAGACACGGGGGCAGAATTCTCTGCTAAACTACGGCCCGTATGGCGACAGCAACAGAACAGCCAAACTGAAAGACACTGTCTTTGCAGATCAAAAGACCGGGCTGTTGCCAAACATCGTTTCAACTGGCAGGACACCCATCGCTGATGAACGAAGACGACGAATTGATGCAGATGGCGCATCTGGACTTCGAGGTAAACTTGAGGGCGCAATCAATCCAGATGGGATTGTTGAGGCAGTCCACTACGGCAACAGGGAGTTCGACTACCTCGACCCAAGCCAGTATGGAAAGGGGTTGTCTGGACGGACTGTCTCTGAAAGAAATATGGCAGCGACGCCAGAATTCTATGACCGAACCTTCGCCGGATTAAACACCACCGACAACCCCTATCGTCGAGAGCAGGGGATTGGCCCAGTAGAGAACACCGTGCAGCTACCTGTTGAGCAGGTGTACGACATCCTCGCAGACCCGGACAACATCAAGGGTGCTGTTGGAAACTCGCTAGACCCCTACTCAAGATACACCGCGCTGACCAAGAAGATATACGACGCAGGCTATTCTGCCGTCTTCCAAGACCACCCGCAGATGGGCAAGATCCTGTCTATTGTTGACCCGCTGAAGACCGGCAAGATCCTCGCCGCTGTACCTCTCGGCATATTAGGAACCAAGGCCGTTAAGGCCGCTATCGGCGCTGGCTTAACTGGTGCCGCACTGGCACCCGAAGAGTCGCAGGCCGGGTTGCGAGCTTTTCACGGTTCGCCGTTCAAGTTCGACAAGTTCAGCACAGACCAGATTGGCACAGGCGAAGGCGCACAGCTTTATGGTAACGGGTTGTATTTTGCGGAAAGCGAAAAGACAGGAGAAAGCTATCGGGATGCGTTGAGCAAAGACCGCTCCGGCTTCATGTATGAAGTTGATCTGGATGTTACCGACGATGACCTTCTCAACTTCGACGCGCCGATGAGACAGCAACCCGCAAAGATCAGAAAAGCCTTTGCAAGCATCATCGACCCAATGGAATCAGACGCGCCCGGAGAGATGCGCGGCATGGATCTGATGCGTGATTTAGGCAACCAAAGCGTAGGTGCAGACGGTCAATACAGTGACGCCGAGGCCGTAGAGGCTTTGATGGCTGCTGGAATCAAAGGCGTCAAATACGCAGACGCGCAGACCCGATTCTCCAAGGGGCCGAAGACAAGCAACTACGTCATCTTCGATGACAAGCTCGTCACTATCATGCGTCAGTATGGCGTGCCTTTAGCTGTGGCTGCCCAGATGGTTGCGCCAGAAGAAGCTCAAGCAAGCCCACGCACAGGCAGAACGCCAGCGGAACCGGGCGCAGCTAAAGAGTTTGGAGCTGGTCTGTTGAGCGCAGGAATGGATTACATAGACGGCATGAGGGCCACGGTACCATACGACCCTTACGGCGCTATGCAAGGCACACAGCTTTACGATGATGTGCAATCCGGGATGACCACTGAGCAGTCTCTGCCGCGTGAGCAACAGGCTACTTCCACCTACAGCAATCCGTTCCTAAGAGGGATTCTGGAAGAGGAGTACATGCAAGACCGGCAAAAAGCTGGACGCGCACGTTCCGCTGGAAACTTAGCAGGCAACACTGCTCTGTTGTTTTCACCACTATGATCATCGAAGCGGTAGCAGCGGTGACGGCGGCGTGCAAGACGCTAGAGATGGCGGCTGGCGCGGCCAACAACATCGAGTCCCTTGGTGCCTTTATAGGCCGCATGGGCGCTGCCGAGTT